CCAGTGGAAGATCACCGCGATGTCCGCCATCAGGTCATCAACGCCCAGCCGGGCGTCGGGGATTACGCCGCCGAGTTCGGCGACAAAAAACCGACCACTTTCCCGGCCAGCGCCACCAAATCCGGCAGCTCAAGGCGCGCGCATTCTTCTTTGGTCAGGTTCGGCACAGTCACGCGCGGCAGCACAACCAGCAGCGCGTCAACATCGGCATTGGCGATCGCCGCCAGCCCGACGCCGCGCAGCGCGCCCGCGTTCGGTTTAATCACCTGTACATCGGTAATGGTGGTTTCACCGCGCTGGATCGGGGTGTCGAGGGTAACGGTATTTTCGTTTACGTCTTTCATGGTGCTCTCTCAAATCAGGGGGAAAAGGGCCAGCCCGGCGGGCTGGCGCAAAAATTACAGGCCGATCGCCTTGCGATGCTCGGCCAGCCGGTCAACGCCGTTGACCTTTTCGACCATGTTCACGGTATCGACCTCGATCAGCTCTTTGCCGTCAACGGTCAGCTTGAAGTAAGTACACTCGGTGGAAACCTTGGTTTCGGTATCCTCGCCCTGCTTGTACTCGCCAAAATCGATTTCCTTGTGGCGGCCACGCATCACCACTTCCACAGCGGACACCTCGCCGGTGTCGTCACGCTGGAAGGAACCGGCAAAGCGCAGCGGCACGGCATCAACGGCGCCCCACTGTTTCAGCACCAGCTCATCAATGCCGCCCATCGACCACTCAACGGCCAGCGCGTCATCGTCCAGCCCCATATCGATGGAGGCCGCACCGTTCATGCCGCCGCCCCGGTATTTCTCCAGCTTGCGGGTGAGCTTCGGCAGCGTCAGCGAGGACACCACGCCCATGTAGCTGTAGCCGTCGTTAAACAGATTCAGGTATTTCAGTTTTTTCGGCAGTGCCATGTTCTAACGTCTCCTTTAGCGGTTCACGGATGCCGCAAACGTCGCCAGATAGCGATCGGTGATGCGCTGGCGCAGGGTTAAATCTTCCAGCGGTGGCACCGGCGTGTAGTCGTAATCGATAAACAGCTTTCCCGCCTTCAGGGTTGCGACAGTGCTGGCGCTTTCGTCGTACCAGCAATTACCGTCGATAATCAGCCCGGCGGATTTCAGCTCGCGGAATTTCGCGTTGATGCCGTCAATCATGTCGCGCACCAGCGTAGGCGTCACCGGGCGGTCAACGGCCCATAGGTGCGCCTCGGCCATGGTGTCGGCCAGCACCTGCGCGGTGCGGGTGTAGTTCTCGAACATGAACAACGGATCATCGGAACAGGTGCGGGAACCCCAGAATTTAAAGCCGTCTTTGCGAATAAGGGTGGTGACGCACGCTTGGTTTAACAGGTCAGCATCGGTGCCAGGCGCCTGCAAATCCCAGAACACGCTGGCGGTGATGCCGGTCACGCCGTTAACGCCGACGTTTGAAAGCGTCTTATGCCAGCCGGTTTCCGTGTCGATTTTGGCACGCAGGCCCAGCGCGCGGGCGGTGGCGTAGGCGATGTCGCTCTGGTTGGCGGTGGTGTTCCAGCTGACAAAATCCGGCCAGATCAGCATCAGCTCGCGCTGGCTGAAATTGTCGCGGTACTTGGTAGCCTCCTGCACGGTTTTGCAGCCGTGGGCGCTGATATAGCCGAACGCGCGCAACTGCTGGCAAATCCCGGCGAGCGCCGTCGCGACTTCCTGATTATCCAGCCCCGGCACGCCGAGGATGCGCGGCTTAACGCCCAGCTCAGCCTGTGCAGATAGCAGCGCTTTGATGCCGGTGTAGCGGCCTTCCGCATTCGCGCCACCGATGATGTTGGAGGTGGTTTCCGCTGCGTCTTTGCCGGTGGCAACGCGGACAACCACTGTGACCGGCTTAGCTTGTTCGGCGATCGCCCGCAGCGACGCCGCCAGCGTGCCTTTTTTACCGGCCTTGCCGGAAGCGGCCAGCACGTCGGTGATCAGTACCGGGGTATCGAGTGGGAAAACCGACGCGTCGGCATCCTCCGCCGTGCAGACCATGCCGACGATTGCCGTCGATACGGTGGAAATAACGCGGGTGCCGTCGTTGATTTCGACGACGCGCACGCCGTGATGATAATCGCCCATTAATTTGCTCCGTGTGGTGAGTAGGTGCAGGCATGATGACGCCCGGCGCGCCGGGCCGCACGCGGTGGGTGCTGGAAGGCCGACCAGACAACAGGCCGGGACGGATTGGGGATTTTTGAGGGAATGACGATCGTTTGCGCCGATCAATAACGCCGTATTGATCTATGCAATCAATTGGACGGATTTTAGCCGGGCGGGGTAAGGTCGAAAGGCAAAGACGCGGCAACATCAGGGAAAGCCGCAAACACAAAGCCCGCATCGCTGCGGGCTTTTTCATCGCGCTAAGGGCATCAGTTCGAAAGTACGGGCTTTCGAATGGCACTTTTCCTAAGATTTCTCACTTCAGCACTTTTTGCTTGTTCCCCCCTCCAAAGTGGTATAGTGTCGCCAATAGACGACACACGCCTCTCATCGTCACATGCAAATAGTTCATGTAGCTATCATCACGAAATTTCGCCCCGCCGTGGGGCATTTTTTTTAGCATTTATCCTAAATTCGTTCCTTACCGTTCGTAATTACTTGCCATGATTTCAGAACATTCCTAACCTAAAAGCGTTATACAGGGTTCGCAATCCCTTATAACAACCTTTGTAACGCTTGATACACCAGAGACAGATCTTTGCCCGCTTCGGTGGGCTCTTTCAACCAAACTAAGGATGGGAATGCCTGCTCTAAAGACGACATTTGGATTAACGGCCACATCCGAAAAATCATTGATTGGAGGGCTTATGAGTATTCATTACCTTACCGATGGTGAAACGCAGAACTTAGAAAAAGTGAGCATGGTTCTGGGAAAATGCGTCATAGGTCTTCTTGTTCGCAAAAAAATAGTCAACACCGATAATATTCTTTCTCAAATAGTCGCAGAAATGGAAAAAGCATCCGATAACGATGAATTTCAGTTATATCGCGACACATTGGAGTTTGTAGGTACGCTTTCAAAATAACCGGGGAAACGTAACGATGAAAAATGAAATTGCAACCGCGATTACGATAGGAAGCATACTTCTGTTCGTCATCCTGATTGGCGCTCCCAATGTCGTAACAACCATGGTGCCATGACCATTTTCCGTTAACTTCCAAAATAAAAGCCCCGCATCGCTGCGGGCTTTTTATTAGACGCTGGGCGCAACCGGCCAATCGATATCCGGCGCATTCTGCGGATTGATGCGGCTCAGCTGCACCCGGTAAGTTTTCCAGAGCTTGAGCTGCACGATTTCCTCCTCCATCGCCATCCCTAAATCGACCGCATCCTGCAGCGGCGCAACAGCCTTACCCGCGCTCGCCAGCAATTCATTTTTTCTGGCTTCAGCCCTCGCCATCATTTCTTCAGCGGAATAGATGCGCTGGCTCACCTTCTTACCGTCAAACACCCACTCACCATTAGCCAGACAGCGCTTTGGTAGTTTCGTCGGGTTCAGCTCAATAACCGATAAGCCAATCGGCCACAGCATCGACACATCACTGTTAATCGCGCAGATAATGCCGCTTTCGTCATAAGCCAGTTTTACGGTGTCCGGCGAAAACAATTTTTGCGCGGCGTACCAGTCAATACCGTTATCATCATGAAGATAAATCACGTTCTCGCCGAGGAATAATTCTTCCGGCGTGTATTGCTTCAAATTCTTAATGTGTTGCATTTTACACCGTTCCAATTGTTGCCCATGTGCCGTTAATTAGCACCTGAACCGCTGAATAAGCGCCCCAGATTGAGGGGTTGTAGTTTGAGCCTGACATACCCGTATAAACACAGCCCGACGGTAAATCGACGCGCCCGCCGGTATCCGCGATAACCGTGCGCCCGGCCATGCGCACACCCTGCACCAGATTCTGATAGGCCCAGTTCTGCGCATTGTTCTGCGCAGCCGAGATATTTTGATTAAGCCAGTTGCTGAGGTAGCCGCCCCATGCTGCCCCCTGTACGTTTCCGTCAGGGTGCCACGTCGTCCCGCTGGAGGTGGTGATCGCAGGCCATTTACCGCCGATATGCATACCCGACTCAAAAGCGGCGGCGCCAGTTCTGACATCCACAGAGAACGGACGCAGGTTGTTGAATGTGCCGTACTGGTCGTTTTCGTTTGTCAGCAGCAGGTAAAGCCGGTTGCCGTCATTGCGCCAGAATGAACCGAACCCGCCGCCGACCATGCGATAATTATCAATATGGGTAGATTGGATCTCCGCGCTGGTCTTTAGCGTCCCGGTTAACTGCCCGCCGGTCTTCGCCAGATAGCGGCCATCTGCTTCGGTTTTATTCCAGGCGTTAACGTCACCGGCCAACAAATTCACATCAGCGGACAACGGCTTACCGTTCACCTTGATAGAGCGCAGCGCGTATTTCTGCGCGGCCTGCGCATCCGTCAGCGCGCCAACGTCAGCGGCCGTCGGCTTGTAGTGTGTCGTGTACACCTGCGCCCAAGCCTTAGCCGTCGCCGGATTATCTTCCCGAGGAGAACGTAGCCAAAACTCCGTATTACCCGAGCCGATCGCAAATTGGACATGCCGGTATTTGTTGAGTTTGAACGTCATCAAATTACCGAGATTCCCTTTAGTCAGTGGATAGCCGACTGATTTATCGCCGAGCTGTTCAAGGGTGAAACCGTCCGGCCGTGTGAGGTCGCTGTCGGCGTTTGTGGCCTGCAAGCTTTCGCTGGGGAAAACCACGCGCGGCAACGCAAGCGCCCCGGTCATGGTGTCGCCCGCCCGTTTCACATAGCGCCCGTCGGCTTCGGTTTTATTCCATGCGTTGACATCACCGGCCAACAGATTGACATCCCCGCTCAACGGTTTGCCGTTCACCTTGATAGAACGCAGCGCGTATTTCTGCATAGCTTGCGCATCCGTCAACGCGCCTGTTTCTTGCGCGGTAGGCGGTTTCGCCGTCGTATAAATACGCGGGTTTGCCCCCTGATTAGGCTCAGTTCCCCAATGCAACTCGTTATCCATCCCCAAACCAAGACGCATCAGTGCCTTCCCGGCGACTTGGAAACCGATTGATAAATTACTCTGTGCTGAAGGGCGGCTCATGACCAACGGCGTATGCTGGTTTCCCTCAATATTCAGTGAGTCCCCATCCGTTTCAGCGTTGCCGGGCTTAATAGCCAGTTTTTTAACCGTGCCGCCGGACAGCATCAGAAAACGGCCGTCAGCTTCGGTTTTACTCCATGCACCGACATCGGCGGCCGTTGGTTTGTAATCGGTGGTGTAAATCCGTGACCATACCACCCCATTTTCAGGACGGTTAGAACGGCCAATAAAACCATGTCCCAGCCCCGACACGCTGACATAGCCCGTTGAGGGTGCGGCATCGCAAGGGAGGCTCAGCACCCCGGCGGCAATATTTCCAGCGATCGGCGGCTTGTTCTCAGAGGTCGCATTCAGCCGGTAAATTTGCGCAGTGTTGCAATAAGCGTTATCGAAAGCCCGCGCGCCCACCCCCAGACCAAACGCACCGACAGCCATTAGTTGCCCGCCTTCTACCCCGACGTTGCGCGTCGCGGCATCACCCAGCGCCAGATTGCCACGCGCGGCGGCCTTGTCGGGCAAGTCGGACAGATTGGCGGCCTTTTTCATGCTGGCATCGTTGACCGCTTTTAACGCTTTGGGCGTGCTGGCTTTCGTTTCGTCGGTGCTGGTCGTTGCGCTGCTCAGCTGTACCAGACCTTTCGCCGTGGTGCTGGCGTCCGGGTGGTTTCGGGTTTTCTCATGCGCGGCGATCGCGTCGGCCACAAAATCCTTGGTCGCCAGCACGGTGTCGCCACCGGCGATCACCTGAATCGCCTCGGTGCTGCTGACAATCAGGATCATGCGCAGCGTCTGCGTGCGGCCGCTGCCCTCTTCCAGCTTCGGCTTGTAGCTCTCCGCCATGTTGCTGACGGCAATCAGCGTCCCGGCCTCGTCATAGAGGCCCATTTCACGCAGCCAGAAGCCGCCAACATTCGCCGGAATAATCATCTCGGCCAGAATGTGATTTTTCAGCGCCTTATCGATAGTCAGCCCGTTGAGTGCCGCGCGGTATTTCTCGTTGACGAGTTTTGTTTGCGCCGGATTGGGCGTCGGCAGCGTGCCGTTCCCGTCGCCGACGGCCATAGAGACGATTTTCAACTGCGTGCCGCCCGCGCTGGCGGCGGCAATCTTGGCCGCCCCGGCGGTGGTAATAATCGCTTTGTATTTGCTCATAATTTCTCTTATCCGGGGTAAACGGTAATGACATCGCCATCAATGGCAGCCGCGCCGGTGTAAATCCGGCCGGGGATGTCCTGCAAAATGTTGAGGCCGATCAGGTGGCGGCTTAGCGGCTTGGCGTCGGCGATCAGGCGCTCCATTTCCTGATACATTTCCTCGGTGATGCCGGTTTCCAGCACGCCAATATCCAGCCGGAAAGTACCGGGCGGATCGGCGCCGTCGGTATGGAACCACTCGATAACGTTGATCAGGTAGCCGAGCGGCTCCACCACGCGGCGCACAGCGCCGATGGTGCCCTTGTGCCGGTGAATGTAGAACGCAGCCGAAACCACGCCCCGCTTCACGTCCTCCGGCCACGCCTCATCCCAGCGATCGACAGAGAACGCCCACGCCAGATAGGGCAGCAGATGCACCGGGCAGGTTTTCGGGTTCCACAAATCACGCAGGGGAACCGGCACGCGCTCCAGCTCGGCACACGCGGCGGCGGCGGCAACTTCCAGCGGTGAGGAGCCGACAGGCAATAGACGGTTAGTCATCGGCTCGCCCTGGGGTAATGTTCACGCCGGTGCAGTAACCCGCCTGCGTTTTATCCAGCACGATGTCAGCAGCAGGCTTGATGATTTCCACATGTTCGACACCTTCAACGGTCAATGCCGCATTCATGCTTGAGCGCCGGATACTGCGCCCGAGGCGCCGCATATTTTGCACATAGGCGCGTAGCCGTTTGTTTGCGGTGTCGAGGATGGGCGCCACTTCCGGGCCGGGATACAGGTATAAAACGGCCTCGATAACATACGGGGCAATTTTGGCTGATTGCACGATGACGCGATCGGCAACCGGGCGCACATCCTCATCATTCAGCGCGTCGCGGACAACCTGCAACAGCTCAGCGCTGGCGGTGCCGTCGCCGTCCCGTGACAACACGGTGACGGTCACGTTAGCCGGTGATGGGCTGATTGCCGTCACATCAGCTACCCGGCCATCGGCCGAGCGGGCGTGATAACGATAGGAACCAGCCGATCCCGCCGTACTCATCCCTTCGAAAGCATCCTGCAGGCGCAGGCGGTAATCTTCATCCGCTTCCATGATTGCCGGTGTCGGCGGAATGGTGCTCTCATCCGCCGGAGCGATCACCAGTCGCGGCGTGTTGAAGTTGGCCCCGAGCTGGTCGAGGTCTTCGCCGGTGGAATACGCCAGCATCACCGCTTTCGCGGCATCGTTGACGCGCTGGCGTAGAATCACCTCGCGGTATGCGTTTTCCTGCAACAGCTTAACGATCGGCTCCGACTCCAGCGCCAGCGTGCGCGCGACGGCCTCCCGCTGTTCCTCCGGGTAAAGCGAAATCAGCGTCGCCTTACGCTCTGCCAAAATGTCTTCATAATCCAGCACCTCAACGACGATCGGCGCGGGCAGTTGTGAAAGGTCAATCGTTGCCATGGTTTCAGCTCACAGGAACAGACAGCGACAGCGCGCCGGGGGCATCGGTGCGGGTGCCGGTGATGTCGATCACCATCTTGCCGTCATAGGTGGTATTAAAAGCGATGCCGGTCAGCTTGACGCGCGGCTCCCACGCCAAAATCGCGCTGTAGCAGGCGGCCATAATCTGCAGGCGCAGCGCGTCGTTCTGCGGCTGGTCGAGCAGCTCAGAGAGCAACGAGCCATAAGCCCGGCGCATCGGGCGCGAACCCTGCGGCGTGACCAGGATGTCCGCCACGGACTGGCGAATATGCTCGATGTCAGTCAGCGTGCGGCCGGTGCCTCGGTTCATGCCGATATATTTGGCGCTGTTCATGTTGGTTTCCCCGTTTTCCCGCCGCCGGTCTGGACACCGCCGTGTGTGTGCGAATCAACAACGACGCCATTCGACGAGAACGAGCCGCCGCTGTGCTCGATGTTCCCGCGCATCTCTCCGCCTTTTTGCACTTCCAGCGTGCCGGTGGTGAGTTTGTTGGTGCAGACCACTTCTGGCGCATCGAGCGTGATTTTGTCAGCCGTAACGATCACCACCTTAGTGCTGGCGGTGATGGACTCCGACGCCTGCACGTCAGCGGTTTTAATGCCTGACACACTCAGCGCGCCGGTTTCCGGTTCGTACTCGATAACCGCGCCATCAGGGAATGCGATATGCAGCGCATCCGCCGACGCAGACGGGGCCGGGAAGTCGTCAGAGAAAATGCCGCACAGCACAAACGCGGTATCGAGTTCGCCACCCAGCGCAAAGATCAGCACCTGCTCACCGACCGAGGGCGCCGACCAGCTGCGAGTACGCCCGGCGCGACAGGTTAGCCAGTTGAGCCAGTCGGTAAGATTGCCGCCGGTTTCGACGCGGCACAGGCCGTTATCAAGGTCAACGGTGCTCACGGTGCCGATGCGGATCAGGTTGCGCAGCAGGCGCAAAATGTCGTGTTGATTGTTCATGCTGGAAGGATGCCGCCCGGCGCGGGCGGCGGCAACTCTGTAGAGTTGGAGGATGGAACAAACAACGTATATTCTATGTGAACTCTATTTGATTAATTACTATACTAGAGAGTAAAATCAGAAACACATCCCTTTGACAAGAGACCAATTGTCATTTGGTGTTGTTAACAACCTTATTTGTTCGATAAAGGAACTATCGTGACTCCCATAATGATAGCCCTTAGCATTAGAGATAAATCGAATAAAAACCTAAAGGAATTGTCCCCACAACATGAAATAAAGCCATACAAATATAAGGATTGAAAATGATAATATTTAGAAACGAAGAAAACAAAATAATATTAGAATACACGCCTGAAATGATAAGCGCAGAGCAAGTCTATAACGAGCTTGAAAAAAACAACATTTACACCATCGCCAAAACATTCTATCTTTCGAAAAATGAGCTAGCATCAACATTCGACGACGACGATAATAGAGACACTATTGAGTTTGTCGTCGCAGAGAAAATCGAAAATTACTATAGGTTCCATGGCGAGTTACTTGGATTGGATGTAGATGTATTCATACACGAAGAAGTAAATTTATCGCGAAAGATTTTTGTTGCTGAAAGATTGATATCAATTTTCAAAAAAATAGGAAAAATAACCAATTCTGATATCTATATTGGAGGAAACAAAATAGGATGCATACCTTATGTTGAATTCAATAAGCTGATCAACAAGTTCCCTAGCACTTATGAACTAAATAGATATGCTCTAGCAAGAGTAGAGTCAATCATCTCCTCGTATATAGAATCAGATGGGCAGCATGAAAAGAGTTATCATGACTATCTTAACAAAAAAATTGATTTAAAGGACAACAGCATTAGCAATCAACTTGCTGACTATGAGGAATTCAAATATCAGAAGATTTTAGAAAAACTAAAAGAAATGTTAAAAAATGAAGATAAATACACTGAGAAGCAATGGCAGGCTGAGATTTTGGATATCATACTTTTGCTGTACCCCAAATACTTATATGTCTTCGATGAAGCAAAAGTAAAGGATTTTCACAGCGCAAAAAACAGATCTATCGATTACCTCCTAGTCGATTCTTCAGGAAATATAGATATCATTGAAATAAAGAAACCCTTCGACAAATGCATAGTCACCGAAAGAGGGTATAGAGATAATTACATTCCATTAAGAGAACTAAGTGGTACTGTCATGCAAATTGAGAAATACATTTTCCATCTAAACAAAAGCGGAGAAGTTGGTGAAAAAAGATTAACCCAGCAATTCAAGCGTAAAATCCCTGATGATTTTGAGATAAAGATAACTAACCCCGGAGGCTTTATCATCATGGGTAGGAAGACCAACTTAAGAAAAGAACAGCTTTATGACTTTGAGATAATTAAGAGAAAATACAAAAATCTCATTGACATTCTGACTTATGACGATTTAATTGAACGTTTGGAATTCATTTTAAACAAATGGTCACATAAAAAACAAATCCCAACTAAGTAAAATTATCAGCCAGTCGGCATGTCTTCGCCACTGGCTAACCATAATTAAGCCCACACTATTCACCGAATAAAAAATAAACGACCTCATTTTCAATATCCTCCACTATATTTTTAGAAAAACCTAGCAACGGACGGGCCTCATATTTTACTGCCTCGCTGTGCGGCGTCGGCCGATCGCGCAGGCCGTAATGGTGCACATTGACCATGCGCTGAACCCGCCCGACAAACTCAACCACGGCCGCATCGCTGTTGCCCTGGGCTTTCAGATAGCGGGCCGTGCGCAGCTTGGAGAACATCGCCCGATCGCGCAGGCGCTTTTTGCTGCGAAGCCGCGTTTTGCGCGGCGCGTAAGGTGTACCGTCCGGCGCCTGCTGGCGTTTGATGTGTTGCTGTTGACCGGCGCGCAGTCGCTTTGACACGGCAACGGCCAGCGACTTACGCGACTGCGGCGACAGCTTGGCAATCAGCCCGGCCAGCCGGGTGTCAAAGGGGTTAAGCTCGCTCATGCCATTCACTCACTAATTCGCCGTGAACAAAGAGCTGCATCGGCCGCGTCACGTCCTCCGGTAACGGCGGCTCCGGTAGGTGCTCAACATGCAACGCGCCATCGCCTTGATCTTTCACCAAAACACGTTCGGTCAGCTGCAGCGACACGCTGAAATCGTAAGAGCCGTTGTTGTTAAAGTCGCTCGCAAAGGTGATCCCGGTGCGGCGCTTTTCCTCCGTTGCCATGATATCCGGCTGGTTTTCCCGTAGCCATGCCTGAACCGGCACCATGATTAAATCCAGATCGCCGGTATAGTCCAAAAACAGCAGGTTCAGCGTATAGCGGTACTCATGGGACAGCGAGACGGCAAGCGTGGCGGCCACATTGCCGCGCTCTACCCGAACTTGCAGGTTTTCAGGGTTGCGCTGTAGCCACGGTAGGCAGTTGGTCAGCTCAGCGCGGAGCTGTTGCGGTTTTAACATCGTGTTGTTCCTGACAGTGTTTTATCGTTTCGACCTGCACCGCGCAGGCCGCCAAGGCGTTTTCAAGCTGGCGAATATCGGCGCTCAGATCGCCGTTAGTCGCCGGGCGGCTGGTCGGGATTTGGCACGGACTCACTTTCGGACAGCCAACGTAGATAATCCGCGGCGCCGGTGAAGCCGGGGCGCTGGTGCAGCCGGGCAACGTCAGCAGGCAAAGCAGTGTTAAACCAATCGCGTAATTGCTGATTTTCATTGAGTAGCCTCTGTATTTTCTGCTCGCGCGTCAGTGCCAGCCGGTGCGCGGCGGTGAGATCGCCCCTTAACTTTTCCTCTTCTAGCGCCAGCACACCTGCCGCCGCCTGCAGCGTGTCGATCGCCGCGCGGGTATCGGTCAGCGCCGCCGCTATCCGGCCGTTCTCCTGCCGGGCGCTTTCCAGCCGTTCCCCCAACGTGACAACCTGCCATTTCATCCAACCGGCGACGACCAGCGCCAGCACCAGAAACCACCCGATCGCGCGGCTCATGGCGTGGCCCCGATCAGGCAGTGGGCCAGCTCCGCCGCCCGGCGCCGTTCCAGCCCCGGCGATTTGACGCCGTTGACGAACACCCAGCGCGGCAACTGCTGGCAGGCGTTGCGCCAGTCCTGCCGCTTGATGAAACCGGCCAGCGTAGAGCCACAGGCGGCCGTGACGCCAACGTTAAAGGCAAAGCTGACTACAGCGTCATAAACCGGCGGCGGCATCGTGACAGGCATACATCGGCTTATGCCGCGCTCCACACGATACACGTCGGCCACGAGGTTAACGGCGGCTTGGCGCTCGCTGATAACCGCACTGGGCTTAACCCCGGCCGTGTGGCCGATGCCGTTTGTCCAGACGCCCGCTTGGCATTGGTACGGCGATAAACGACAGCCCTCGAAATCAGCCAGCAGGCGCAACCCGGCCTCAGAGATCTGCAGCGCGCTGAATTGCGGCAACAGCACCGCCAACGCCAGCACGGCGGCCACACTGCAGCGTTTAGCGATTGAGTTCATCGTAAACCCTCCGGCTAACGCCCAACTTGTTCAACAGCTGGTAGCTTTTGCGGCGGTAGTACCAGTTAACGAGGAACGTCCCAACGCCAACGGCGGCGCCGACCATAAAGGCGATGTCCTGCGGACTGTATCGGCCAATCCAAGCGAGAA